TATGAAGAAGGATTGCGTAGAACTGGGCTTGGAAAAGATGCACCTGGAGGGGCGACGTTTGACGGTGCTTCCAAAGTGGTTCACCCGGTTATGGCAGAAGCCTGCGTTGACTTCGCTGCGTCAACGGCTAAAGAATTACTTCCACCCGATGGCTTAGTTAAGTCTAACATCAAGGGCGAAGCAGATCGAGTAAAAGAAGAGACAGCAGATCGTAAGGTTAACTTCCTTAACTGGCAGCTAACCGAGCAGGTGCCTGAGTACCGCGATGAAATGGAGCAACTGCTTACTCAGTTGCCGTTAGGTGGATCACAGTTCCTTAAGTGGCGCTGGGACGAAGAACAAAAACGTCCGATCTGTGAGTGGGTCGCGATTGATAACATATTGTTGCCATACTCGTCAACCAACTTCTACACATCGCAACGCGTCACTGAAGTACAAGACATTACTGAAGACACGTTCTTACAGCGTATTGACGCAGGTATCTACGTTGACATTGACAGCGTGTACTCTTCAGATGCACCATTAAATGATCAGACAAGATCTGAAAAAGCAAACGATAAAATTGAGGGCAAAGACATGCCCTCGAAGAATATTGATGGATTGCGTCGTGTTTACGAGATTACGTGCTTCATGCGTTTGGATGAAGACGATCAAACTGAAGGACAACGCGCTCCTTACATTTTAATGATTGATGAGACAACAAGCACAGTCTTGGGTCTGTATCGTAACTGGGAAGCAAATGATGAAAAGTTTGAAAAACTGGACTGGTATGTCGAGTTTAAATTTATCCCTTGGCGTGGCGCTTATGCTATTGGCCTTCCCCATCTTATTGGTGGTCTTAGCGCTGCTCTCACTGGTGCTCTACGTGCTCTCCTTGACGCGGCGCATATTAATAATTCCCAAACGCTACTTAAACTCAAAGGTGGACGAATTGGTGGGCAAAGCGATCGCATCGAGCCTACGCAAGTAGTTGAGATTGAGGGAGCACCTGGTGTTGACGACGTTCGCAAGATTGCGATGCCAATGCCGTTTAATCAACCATCTAGCGTATTGTTTAATTTACTTGGCTGGTTAACTGACGCAGCCAAAGGCGTAGTAACCACCGCAGAAGAAAAGATTGGCGAGGCAAACAACAACATGCCGGTTGGTACGGCCCAAGCTCTTATTGAGCAAGGCGCTAAAGTATTTTCCAGCATTCACGCACGTTTACACCGCAGCCAAGCTAAGTCACTGGCGATTATTTCTCGCATTAACCACTGGTATTTGGAGCAGATGGACAACCAGTCCGGCGAGGCAATTGAGGTTCGTGACTTCTCGTACAACAACGACGTACGCCCGGTATCTGACCCTAACATTTTCTCTGAGACACAGCGACTAGCTCAGAACCAGGCCATCCTTCAAATGGCGGCCTCAGCACCACCTGGAATGTTTGACGTTCGTGCGGCTTACCGCAGAGTGCTACTCCAGCTTAAAATCCCTAACATTGACGAGATATTACCAAACCCATTGGGGGCAAAAGAATCCAATCCCGCGCTAGAAAACGTCGCCATGACCATGGGACGACCAGCGGCGGCGTATCCAGACCAGGACCACATCAGTCACATTAAGATTCACCTTGAGTACGCGGCAAACCCAGCCTATGGCGCTAACCCAGTGATTGGACCAACGTTTGCACCTAACGCACTTGAGCACATCAAGCAACACTTAACGCTGCACTATTTACAATCCATGCGCGCGTACGTGGCCCAGGCATCTGGCGGCAGAGATGCGTTAGAGTTACACCAAGAGAAGCCACTAGACTTAGAATCTCAACAGGCGTTGGCTTTGGCCTCGCAAATGGTTGGGCAAGATTCAAAAATGACAATGCAACCATTTGTAGAACAAATCCAACAACTAGCGCAAAAAGTACAGCAAGCTAAAGAGGCACAGCTTCAACAGGCAGCCTCTGCCGATCCAACGGCTCAGGTTATTCTTAAGACCCAGATGGCTGAAACTCAGCGTAAACAGCAAGAGTCACAGCTTAAGATGCAGATGGAACAGGCCAAGTCGCAACAAGACTACGAGCTTAAACTTGCCGAGTTACAGCGCAAAGTCATGGAATTACAGAGCAAGTACGAAGTACAAACTGAGCTGGATAACCAGAAAAACTCTACGAACGTGGCAATTAACAGCATGAATAACTCCTCGCGCGAGCGCGTGGCGGCAATGCAGGCACAGTTGCAAATAACAAACCAAGAAATGGCGCTCGCCCAAGAGCAAGCAAGACTTGGCATACAAGCAGTAAACGAAGCAGAAAAAGATATCCGTCAGCATGGTATCGAGATTGAAAAACAGCAATTTATATCAGACGCCGAGATAGCCAAACAGGCCGTCCAGGCAGCACTACAATCAAAACCCACCACAGGAGCATAACATGGCCGAAAATTTACAAGGCTTTCGTCAAACATATCAAGAAACCGGCAAACTATCTAGCGGCGGCGGCCCTGGCGAGAAAACCATCGACAAAGGCGCATCTGGCAGCCACCGGGATAATAACTGGAAAAAAGGCGCAGCCCAAAACAAAATGGCTAAAGACTGCAAAGTCGGGCCAGATAAAAACCTTAAAGACATCAAAGGCGGCAATTTTTATTAATTTTAGGGCGGATTCCTTCATATACTTGCATTAGTAAAATTATGAAGGACTTTTTATCTGAAATTATCGGTCGTGTAAAGGCTGAGCAAAAATCACTAGCGGAATCCGTTACCGCAGGAACTAACGTAAATTCGTTTGAGGACTACCAGAGATTGGTTGGCCGACACGAGGGTTTTAAGATTACGTTGGATATTATTAACGAGATTTTAACGGAAGACGACGAAGACGAATCGTAAGATTCAAGAAAGGACTGCCGCATGGCATTTGATATATCACAAAAAGAAGACCCAGATCTTCGCTCAGAGCAAGAGTGTTTTCCTGAGATAGACCCTGGTGTTGAAGTGGCTGGAGACCGTGTATTAGTGCAGTTAAGACGGGAAAAAGCTAAAAGTAAGGGTGGAATCATTTTAGTTGATGAGACCCGACAGACGTTACGTTTCAATGAGACCGTTGCAAAAGTAGTCCAAGTTGGACCTTTGGCATATAAGTCGCCAGATACGCTTGAGCCTTGGATTGAAGGCCCCTGGTGTAAAGTTGGCGATCTAGTTCGTACGATTAAGTACGGAGGTGATCGGTTCGTTGTTAACCCGGATGATGAAGGCTCCCCCGTGGTGTTTATTACCATCCAGGCACGTGAAATCATTTCTCGCATCAAGTCGTTTGAGCATGCGCAGAAAATGAAGGCGTTTGTAGACTAATTTTGAAAGAAAATTATGGCAGATAATGAAAAAGACGTTCCTATCAAGGAACAAAGTGATGGCTCCGTTTTAGCCAAACTGGATGAGCATGTTGATTACTTTCCAGACGAAGAAAAACAAAAAGATGATGCTGTCGAAGACAGTGATCAGGATGACGATGAGCCCGTAGAAGCTGCTGATGGTGGCGAGGTGGATTCTGATCCTGAAGAAACAAACGAAGACCGCGAAAAAATTCGCGAGGCACGTAGAGAAGAGCGCAGGTTAAAGAAAGAATTAAATAAACAGCGCGACGCAACGGCCCGTAATAAAATTAGTGCGCTTGAGCGACGTAACGCTGAACTGGCAGAACGTTTAGTTAAAGTAGAAAATGCTTCGGCGTCGTACCAGTTTGTGCAGATTGATAAGGCAATTGAAGACGAGGCAACTCGTGTAGAATACGCCAAAATGAAAATGCTGCAAGCGGCGCAAGAAAATGATGCGCCTGGACAAATGGAGTACTTAGAGCAATTGACCGACGCCAAACAGCGTCTGCAACAAGCTCAGTACTACAAAAAACAACAGCTCGAGCAAGCAAGAGCCCCAAAGCAAAATGTACCAAACGAGATTAGCACTGAAGTGCAAAGAAACGCAACTCAGTGGCTTAAGAAAAACTCCTGGTATGACCCGCAAGCTCGGGATACAGATAGTAGAATCGCCAAGGTAATTGATCAAGAACTCGCCCAAGACGGATGGGATCCAAGTGATTCTGAGTATTGGGAGGAGTTGGATAATCGTTTATCGTCACGTCTGCCACACCGTTACACAAGTAAAGGTGGACAGCAAACTCGTAGAGCGGGCCCAACGGCCTCTAGCCGAGTGGCAAACACAACCAGCGCAAGACCTGGAACAATCACGTTAAGTCCTCAGCGTGTCCAGGCTATTAAAGACGCTGGTGCGTGGGACGATGTTGAAAAACGAAACAAAATGATCCGCGCATACGCATCGTATGATCGCGCTAACAAAGGATAATTATCATGGCAAACACAAGAATAAAACGCGACTTAGAAGATCGTTTATTAGATCGAGTCGAGGAAACAAAAGAACGGATGGCAGCAGAAGATCCGGACTTAAAATCAAAGCGCGAACGTGCAGAGGCGTTCAGAGACAAATGGCAAAATAGCGCGTTGCCAGATATTCCAGGAGGAACAATCCCTGGATTCCATTTGTGCTGGTTATCCACTACAAATAATTATGACAGTATCGACAAACGTATGGCGTTGGGTTATGAGCCAGTGAAAGCCGGAGAATTAGGAAAAGGCTTTGAAGCACTAGGTAAAATGAGCTCGGGCAAGTTTGAAGGCTGTGTTAGTTGTAACGAGATGGTTCTCTTTAAGTTACCAGAAGAAATCTATCAAGAAGTGATGCGCATGCTGCACCTCGAGGATCCCCTTGAGCACCAGCGAAATATTACCGCAAACGTTCGTAGCACTGCTAAGGACGGCAAAGGTGGCAGATCAATTCTTGAAGGTGGCATTTTGGAAATGGAAAAAGAGGCCGCAAAAGCAAATAGTAATATTCGCTTCCAATAACATTCTTCAAAATATAACAAAGGAAAAATAATAAATGTCCACAACATTTAAACCCTTTGGTCTGAAGCCTGTATATCACCCAAGTGGTCTTGATCGTGCAGTTCCATTCGTTGGAACCAACACTTTTGTCACTGGGTCTACATACACGGCTCCCTACTCTTTGAACTCTGGTGAGTCATTTTTCCAGTATCAACCAGTTGGGATCACAGGTTCAGGTCAATTAGCAGTTGCAGCTACCCTTGCAGCAACAAGCCCGGTATACGGCGTATTTAACGGCGTAGAGTTTACTGACTCACAAGGTCGTCGCTCTGTAGCTAAATTTGCCTCTAAAGCCACACTAGACGCTTCAACTGAAATCTTATTCTGGATCTTTGCTGATCCGTCTTTAGTATATGAAGTTCAGTCTGCAGGCTCTGTAACCACAGCAGCTATCGGATCGCAGTACAACTTCTCAGCAACCGTCGGAAACACCCCAACAGGTGGCACTTCCATCGGTAATGGGGGCGCAGGCTTCTCCACAACCGCTATTGCTGCAACCGCAGTAACCGCTGGTGCTCAAGGACAAGTTCGCGTAGTAGGTTTAGGCCGTGAAGTAGCATATCCAACAGGCGAGTTAAACGCTTGGGGCGATGCGAAAACGATTGTTCAAGTCCAGATCGCCAACAACACGTTTGTTGCACCCAAGGTCTCGGTTTCCTAATTAACGAAAGAAAGGTAATAAGCAATGGCAACTCCAATGCGTAGTACAGACTTTCGTGCGGTAGTCGAGCCGATTATCAACGAAGTCTTTGATGGTGTATATGAGCAGCGTGCTGACGAATGGAAAGGTTTTGTAGAACAAATCCAGGGCATCCCACGTAATTATCACGAAGAAGTAATGTTGTTCGGTATGAATGCCGCACCTGCGATGCCTGACGGAACTCCTGTCAGCTATGACCAAGGTGGTACTTTGTACATCACACGTTTCATCTATCAAATCTATGGCTTGGCATATGCCTTGACCAAAGTGTTGATGGAAGACGGTGATCACATCCGTATCGGCAGCACTTTCGCCAAGCATTTGGCTCAGTCTATGATTGAGACCAAAGAGACATTGTGCGCTAACTTATTAAACTTTGCATTCACAGCCGGCTATGTTGGCGGTGACGGTGTAACTTTAATAAACACAGCTCACCCTGTTGCTAACGGCTTAACTTACAGCAATCAGCTATCGACTGCCGCTAACTTGTCGCAAACTTCTGTTGAGCAGATCCTCATCCAGATCCGTTCTGCAATCGACAACAACGGTAAGCGTATTCGTCTGAAAGCTGAGCAGTTAGTTGTTCCTCCAGCACTCGAGTTCCAGGCAGAGGTAATCCTCAAGTCTGTTCTCCGTTCTGGTACAGCTGACAACGATCTCAACCCAATCAAGTCTACTGGTATGCTTCCAAAGGGTACACATGTTGTAACCCGTTTGAGCTCCAGCAAAGCATGGTGGGTACAGACCGATGCTGAGAATGGTCTCATGCTCGTAATGCGTCGTCCAATGGAGAAATCCATGGAAGGCGACTTCGAGACTGATTCTATGCGCTACAAAGCCACCGAGCGTTATGCGACCGGCTGGCATGATGCCCGCAACCTCTACGGTACCGCTGGCGTTTAACTAGCACCTCCGTAGTCCTAAAAGCCACCCCACAAGGGTGGCTTTTTTACTATTTGGGGCGCAATTGATCTAATATTTGCATTAGTAGTTATAGGAAGATTAATCCCATTCTGACCACCGAACTTCCCGGTGAGACGACTTAGAGACAGCTAGGGATACCCACTAAGATAAGGAAACACAATGTCAAGCACATTTACAATACCCCTGCGTTTAAATACGCGTCAAACTACCAGCAACGACGGCACAATTTCTGCCGACAACACTGGCGCCACAATGATTTCACAACAGGTAGCTATTGTTGCTGCAGCAGCCGCAACCGAAGTAATTCCCGCAGGTTCTATTATTCATTCAATTGACGGCTACTTAAACGTAGTTGGCGCAGCCTCGCGCGCGGTCAGCTTAACCGTTAACGGTGTAACAACCTCCGTCGGTACACTGACAACTACCGCCCTAGGTAAAGTTGCTGTAGCCTTTACTGCATCTGCTGCCGTGGCTAACTTGTTGGCTAACGTTGGTGCATATAACTGCACAGTAACTTTAGCCGCTGAGGCTGCTTCTGCTGGCACATTGTCTATTCAGTACACAGGTCGCAATGCTAACGGCACAATCACCCCTTATGGTTCTGGTTATACAAATAACTAATTAAGACGGCGGGGCAGCCCGCCTCTTTCACCGTACAGGAGAAATCATGGCAGCAACACCATCAAACACATTCGTATCACCACCGCACTCGGTAACAGTCCAAGGGGCTTATGAGCCCTTTGAGCTTCAGGTCGCCCGTAATCAAATTATGGGGCATTATGCACTATTTAAGTTTGGTATTAACGGAGATGTAGGAACCTCTGTTGAAACAGTTTGGGGGCAGGGCGGTACGTACGCGTATCCCGCTTCTGCAACTGTAATGAAAATTTCCAGTTCAAGCGCAAATGACGCTGCAGCTGGAACTGGCGCAAGAACAATTTCAATTTCTGGCCTTGACGCCAACTACAACGAAATTAGCGAAACAGTAACTCTTAACGGCCAGACCGAGGTTAACACCGTCAATAGTTACTTGCGTATTTTTAATATGTTTGTTGTTACCGCTGGTTCTGGCGCTACTGCCGCAGGTACCATCTACGCTGGCACGGGCACTGTTACCTCTGGTGTACCTGCAACCGTCTATGCTACGATCGTAATTACAGCAAACCAAACACAACTGGCGTTCTGGACAGTACCAGCGGGATATACCTTTTATTTAACGGGTGTTTTCTACTCGTCTGCAAACTCAACCGCAAACGCATCGACCAACTTTCAGTTTACTGAACGCCCACTTAACGGTGTGTTTATAATACAAAGTTCTACGCGCACTCCAGGTAATGGAGACTTTACGCTTGACCTGCACACACCGCTTGCCTTCCCTGAAAAGACAGACATTGAAATTAGGGCAGTTGCTTCAGCTGGAACTTCAAACGTGTCTGCTGAGTTTGAAGGCATTTACATTAAGAACGATAGTCAGACCGCTTAACTATGCCAGTCTACCTTGATACTCGAGGTAACTCAGTACTGTCTGTGGCGGGCTGGGATCGCTGCAGCAGGAAATTTGCGTACACAGAGTTAATG